ATGACTGAACAGAAACAGCCATTAAAAATAGACAAGAGAGTTATCAATCAGAGTGAGATTGCCAGAAGGGCTGGAGTAAGTAAATCCCTTGTCTGTTTAGTATTAAATGGTAAAAGAAAGAACGATAAACTAATGCAAAAAATTATTGAGATCGTTCAGAATGCTGCTTAAGGGCTTATTAATAGCTCTTTAAGCGGCATTTTTTTGTTTATTCGAAATTAAATAATTGTACAATGATAAACAATTAAAATTATCCCAGAAGTTTTTAATGGCACAAAGCAAATCTATTAAAACAATTCTTTATCAAACAATTCACCGTAATAAAAAATCGGTAGAACAAATTGCTGATGAGATTGGAATAAGCAGCAATTATCTTTACAGAGCAGGTCTTCCGCTGTATGAAAGCGGAGTAAAATTCCCGCTTGATTATTTAATACCGCTTATGAAAACCACGGGAAATTATGCGATTTTGGAAAAAATTGCGTGGATTTGTGGTTTCTTGCTGGTTAAAGAGCCAAAGGTAAGGATACCAAAGACAGAAGGGACAGAGTTGGTTGCTGATTATCAGGATGCAACCACGCTGGCGGTCAGATGCCTTAAGAAATTTCTTGATAAACCAACTGAAGATCATTATAACGAAGTAATAGACGCACTGCAATTAGTTATGACCAAAAGTGCAGAGGCAAAAAAGTATTGTAACAAACATTACCAGGGACAACTGGAGCTGGAGATATGAAACTACTAAAAAACATTGGAAGATGGATTACTTCCATCTTCCGCAAAAAAACAAAAGGCGAAATTAGCGCCGAGACAATCGAGTGGATACAGAAGGTTTTAATAGGGATTGATAATGAGAAATCTGAGAATCAGAAAGCTCTTTGAGAATATCCTTTTCATCTTTTCCTTCAAGTTTTGCGATAATGCGGGCTTGAGCCTTGAAAATAGCAACGAGGAGAGATGTCTGGAAAAGAGCATTATCAATTTTTTCTTTCTTTTGTGCCATAAAAACACCTCCGGGTTTGTGAATGATAAATGACGGACTAAAAATAGCAAGCCCGGAGACTATTGTAAAGAAAATGGAGCTGGAGATATGAAAGACCCCTTTGCCGAAAATTGCAACAGAAATATCAATGAAAATTCAGCGGATGCGGTTGTAACCTTTGAGGGAAAGGTTACAACCAAGGTTACAACCAATGAGAAACAGCTTACAACCAAAGATAACGCTAATAATAATAATAACTTACAGCAGTCAGTTAAATGGATAACAGTTAAAGAAGGTTACAACCGCTTAGGTATCTCACAACAGGCAACCCAAAAACATATTTCCAAAGGACATTTTGTCACACGCCGGGTGAAGATGAATGGCGGTTTTGGGTATGAAATCGCCTTAGAAAGTATGTTTAATTACTATAATTCTATAGGCGACTGGGCTAAGTGTGAGAAGATTTTGGGGATGATGCAGGAGCTTTCGACCATTGAAGGAAAAACAACGGACAGAGCAAGCTCTGTCCCTACAATCACAACGGATATGGCGCTTGCAAAATTCCAGATTTGTAAACTGCTGGATGAAGTGATATTAAAAGCTGATAAAAAGACAATTGCAGTTGAGAGGTTTGTGAATAGTTTTAACCAGGGAAGTTATCCGAAATTACTTGAGGGCGTTGGAAAAATTAGTGTTAGAACAGTGTATCGCTGGTATAGGGACTTGAGGGACAATAATTGGGACATAAGTGTTTTTGAGAAAGAGTTAAAACCCACCGCAAGAAGCATATCTAATAAGGAAGCTGAGATTTTGATTCCAATGATAATAAATCCGAATAGGCCTTTGGTTAGTGAGATATTAAAGAGAGCTAAACAGGAGTTTTTGAAGCGTGGAATAACGATAAAAAGCGATGTTACTTACCGCAGATTTATCGATGACTGGATGAGCCGGAATATTGACCTCTGGACGCTTGGAAGGTATGGAATGAAGGCGTTTAATGATAAAATAATGAAGGATATTTTGAGGGATAAGGACCGAGTGGAAGTCGGTGATATTGTGGTTGCTGATGGGCATACACTGAATGTTATGGTGATAAATCCACTTACCGGCAGACCGCAGCGAATGACGCTGATAATGTTCTTCGATTTTAAGAGCTCGATGCCGCTTGGCTGGGAGATTATGCCGACTGAGAATGTGCTTACGATTGCCAGTGCGTTGAGAAGGACAATTTTACTGCTGGGAAGATTTTTTGGGAATAATTCCGAAGCTGGAAGCTTCGGTTACATTCCCAGGATTGCTTATTTGGATAATGGACGGGCTTTCAGATCTAAATATTTCAGAGGAATTAAAGATTTCAGGGACTCTATTGTGCCCGGATTGTTTGGGAAATTGGGAATTGAAACGATGTATGCAACGCCTTATCACGGGCAATCGAAGACTATTGAACGCTGGTTTAAGACGCTTGGAGAGATGGAAAGAAGATTACCAGCTTATACTGGGACCAATATTGCCGGCAAACCAGCAATGTTAATGAGGAATGAGAAGCTACATCAGCGACTTTTTGACAACACACCAATTACAATAGATAGTTTGGAAGCAACATTACAGGAGTATGTTAAAGAATATGCAGAGCAGCCGCACCAGGACGGGCAGTATAAGGGATTGTGTCCTGCAGAGGTATTTATGCACTCTGTGAGTAAGATTAAGAGTGAGAGTGAGAGATTGGAAGGAAGGTTGATTAGTAAAAGTGAGCTTAATTATCTGATGCTTAGCGATGAGACCAGAACAATTACTAAAAATGGTGTCAGGTTCAGAGGGAATTATTATTACAATGAAGAAATGCCTCGAATAATTGGAAGCAAAGTAACTATAAAATATGATATATGGGATGATACTGAGATAATAGTGCTGGATGAAAAGGGGAGGTATCTATTTGCTGCAAGCAAAGACGATATAAGACATCATCCGGCGGCAAGGCTGCTTGGAACGGATGAAGATGTGATAATGCTGCAAGAGGCGTTGCGTAAGAAACAACAAATGAAGAATGAGACGGTGCAGGTGTTTAAGGGGCTGGTGGAGATGCAGGAAAGTAAGATTAAGAGTAAGATTAAGAGTAAGAGTGAGAATATGAGTGAGAATTATGTTCCGTTGGCTGAAGGCAATGGTAAAAAGAAAAATGCTTTTAAGGAATATATGAAGTTGTGTGGGATTGAAGCGAAGATTTATAAGAATCCCGTTGAAGCATTGTTAAAGAAAGGATAGAAAAAAACTCCGCAAGTAGTTGAGACTTGCGGAGTGGATACATAAGGCAACTAAATAAAGTCATACTTCGACAAGCCTGACTGCCGTCAGGCAGGCTCAGTATGACAATGTTAAATAATTAAAAGAAAGGATTGCTTATGCAATACAAATCTAATGAAAATCTTTCCAATTCGGAAGGAAATATTCTTTTCAAATTGCGGGATTTCGTTGATAGGAAAAATATATCTATCAAAAGAATTGCCAAGCAAATCGGCTACAGTGCCAGCGTCATCTCAACATATCTTCAAGGTAAATATCCGGGTGATGTACAAAAACTTGAATGGGCAATTGCTTCATTTCTTATGCGACAGGAAGAAATTGAGGCAATGCCCAAAGAGATGATTCCATTCTGTCCAATCACTAATGCAGAGTTATTGTTCCAGGCTGCAAAAGTTGCACACCTTGACCAGGAAATCGGAGTTGTAATTGGTGAAGCTGGAACCGGTAAGACAAAAGCGGCGAAGGAATATGCTAAACAAAACCCTGATGTAATACTTATTGAAGCTGATTTGAGTTATTCAACAAAGGTATTCTTCAGGGAACTACATAAAAAGCTTGGTATGGACGGCAGCGGTGGTATTTATGATTTGTTTTCGGATTGTTGCGACAGATTAAAGGACAGTAACAGACTTGTAATTATTGATGAGGCTGAGAATCTACCATATCGTGCATTGGATATGGTAAGAAGATTATACGACAAGGCAAATGTCGGCATATTACTGATTGGTTTACCGAGGTTGATTGCAAACTTAAGAGGTAAGAGAGGCGAGTTTAAGCAGTTATACAGCCGGGTTGGAATAGTAACGCAGCTTGAGGACTGGAGTGAGACTGATGCCAAACTGATAATACAGACAGTTTTTCCATCAACAAATGGCGTTTACAAGACCTTCTACGAACTATCGAAAGGTAATGGACGCAAGCTCGAAAAGCTGATATTGAGAACATCAAGAGCAGCAAGAACCAGCAAGAAAGAAATTACAGATAAACTGGTTAAATCTGCTGCGGAGGTGTTGATGCTATGAATAGAGTAAGAGTAAGAGTAAGTGAACATGCTATTAAACAGTTTAAGAACCGGATCATAATGAATGAACATTTTGAAAACAGCAAAGTAATTGAACAGGTAAAATCATTATTCTCACAAGCAAGATATGTGAGCGACAATGGCAATGGCATTTTATTCCGAAATGATGATTTAATGATTGAATTTATCGTTAAAAACGGGTGCATAGTTACATTATTCCCCGTTGGGAAGAAAGGAGTGAAATAAATGGAAATGTTAGCAAGAGTAGTAGGTAACATAATTATGGATGTAGTTCCTGACGCTGATAATGCTTTTGAAGCAATTGACCGTTATAGTTCAAGTTTGTACAAAAGGATAAAGCTAAAAGATCAGGCAAATATTGATTACACAGACGATCTAGAGCTTTATTTGTTCTTGAATGGTTATAAAAGCAAGATTGCTGAAATTGTTCATAAGCAAACTTTAAAGGAAAGGGATAAACATGGTTGAATTTATAATCGGCGCCTGGGTCGGAGCAATAATAATGTTATTTGTAATATCAATTTTAAAATCAAGCAAAGGAGAACAAAGATGAAAGCATTAAAACTTTACGCAAAGTTTTACAAAAAACTGAAGGCGATGGATGAAATACTTAAAGATTTACATCCGCTTGCATTAAGAGAGTTAAAAAAATATCCTGAAGGTAAAGCTGATTACGACGGTGTCGAATTTCACTTAACAAAGAAAGTTGAGAAAAAATTTGATGAATTTGTAGAAGCAGAATTAAAAGAAATGCGAGATAAGATAAACGAATTAAAAAAAGAGGCCGAAGAAAAAGGTCGATTAATTTTAAGTGAAAAAGAAACATTTGATGCTCAGATACCTAGAAGCAGCAAAGAACAAGTGCTGTCATCGGTTAGAGATTACAAAAAATACTTTGCAATAGGAGGTTAAAATGTTATCATTAGCAGTTAAATCGCACTGGAAGATGGCATTGAGAGCATTTATAAAGGCCATTAAAGTGACTTTTCAGGAGCTCAACCAGGTTAGAAAATCCAGGAAATATCATATGAAAGTAATTGACGATCTAGATAGGAGAAGAAAATTCTTTGAATTAGAGAGGACCTTATGGCACGAAGAATTTTAACTGATGAACTTATTGCTAAATATATAGCCAGGGAAATTGATAGACAGAAGCTGTCTGAAATACTTGGAAGAACAGAAACCGAGCTGGGGCTACTGTTCGCAAAGAAAAAAATCAAACTATGGGACAGGAAAATAAAAACCCATGGTGAGGTAGAACACATCTGCAAATTATACAAAATGAAAAAATTTAACCGTGATCAGCTGTCTCAAAAATTTGGGATCAGCTATTCAAATTTAACCCATGCTTTAATATACAGAAAAATCACTTTATGGGATGCAAAGAGGGAAAGGAGACAAACTGATAGAAAGAAAACATCCCGTTATTATGATTGGCGTGAATTTAAAAACCATATAATGATGAATTACAACCAATGAAACCAAGAGAAGGATATTTCAGCGAAAAAATAAGAGATATTGCTTATGTAGAGCAGTTGGATAAACTTGGGAATATGCAACGGAAAGTTTACGATGTGATTAAAAAATACGGTCCCTGCTCTACAGAATTTATTGCAATAACTCTTAATGTTTATCCGCACCAAATTACACCAAGAGTAAAAGAACTGCGGGATATGAAGCTGGTATATTTTTATGACATCGGGCAGAGTCCAACCAGCGGAAAGGCTGTGAGTCTCTGGAAGGTAACAAGGGTCGATCCGCAGTTGAGGCTTTTTTAATTAACAATGAATAATGAAAAATTAACAATGGAAATAAATAAGAAACAGATTACCAAGATACATTGGTTAAAGAATACTCTGAATTTGAGTGATGAGGAATACGGTGCGGCTTTGGAGAGTTATGGAGTAGCTACAAGTAAGGATTTAACTTATGAGCAGGCAGCGGATTTAATCAAAAAGTTAGTCAGACTGCTGCCCAAAGAATTGAGAGAAAATTCCTCGCAAAGACGCAAAGACGCAAAGCAGAAATATGATGAATTAGGAATAAGATGGAATGAGAAGTTAAGAGAGCATTTTGCAACTCCGAAACAATTGAGAATGCTTGAAGCAATGTGGATGACTTCGAATAGAGTAGAACATAAAACTGAAGAAGCATTTAAAAAATTCGTTAAAAGAATTTCCGGAAAAGAAAAATTAGAATGGTTGATGATGAGCGATGTGAGGAAAATAAAGAAGGCGATTGAGAGTTTGTAGGTGGTGGGTAGTAGGTAGTAGGTAGTAGGTAGTAGGTAGTAGGCAATTATTCATTATTCATTATAAATTATACATTATAAAAGTGGATTGGATTAAAGAAATAGATTATAAAAAATTCCTGGACGGGGACCTGAAACTTCTCGTTGATATTGTTGGCATCGAAAAATTTTCAGAATTATACAGACACTTTGCTAAGACAGCTATTTACTTTAGCGAAAAGCCTTTGATGGAAATGAAACAGGAATACATCCGGCAGAATTTTGGTTTTAAGCCGGAAAAAGAATTAGCACGAATGCTTGGGGTGTCTGAGAGGCTTGTATATAAAATCGGGTCTCAGAAAATATCCGGGAAAAATCAGATGGATATGTTTGATAAAGAGTAAGAGTAAGAGTAAGAGTAAGAGAATGAATAATGAATAATGAATTTAAATCACCAGAGATAATTGAATTACTTAAGCAGAAACTTGCGAACAAAAGCAAATTGATGGTCGCTATTGCAGAAACAATGCGGGCTGCTGTATTAAAAAATTTTGAAACAGAAGGCAGCAGAATCGGAAAACCCTGGCAGAGATTATCGCATCAAACGATTAAACAGCGTGAGAAGAAAGGTTATTGGCCTGGTAAAATATTGCAAAGGAGAGGACAACTTAAAAGAAGTATTGTTAGCAGTTATGGTGAAGATTTTGCACAGGTAAGCACAAACTTAATTTATGCGGCAATACAAAATTATGGCGGAGTGATACACCGAAGCTCGCTTAAAACTTATCTGAGGAAGAAAATTTCACGCAAAGACGCAAAGACGCCAGGAGGAAATAAGATGAGTTCGATCAGGATACCGGCAAGACCATTTATGCAGTTGAATGAACAGGATATTGAGAAGATAAAACAGAAGATAATTAATGCATTGACAAGAAAAGAATGAATGATTAATTTTGGACACCGATTAAGTAGTTGCCCCGTGGCGTTAACTACTTAAAGGGGAGCCCAAGGCACGGGACTTGCATAAAGCGGCTCCTATTCTTTATAATAAATCAATTGACCTTTCCTATAATCATCAATATTCTTTGCCGGATAAGCATTCCACAGAACAAAAGAATCTTTTCTCTCTCTTAAAACCACTAAATATTTTTTCTTTGACTTATCCTGAAAAAGACCAATATATGTTTTCCTATATTCAACAAATCCTTTGTCTGATTGATAGAGTGTTAAATAAGCTTCATAGGGGTTTTGAAGTGTTGGTTTAATGAACTTAAGAAATTTAATCCTTTGGTCATTCTTGTTAAGGAGATAATCGAAATCATTAAGCGAGAAGAACACTTTATCATTCAATACTGTATCTATTATTCCATAATTTTTTTCATCAATATTAAATTCCTTTTTAATTATGGTAGTTAGTTCCGGGTCATCAGGGTTTATTAATCCCGGACTTTGAACATAATAAGAATCATCAATATCCTTTGCTTTTTTTCTATTATAATTTGAAAAATCAGGTTGTAGTGGATATACTTTAAATGTCCCAAAATCATTATCAAACTCAAGAGCAGATTTACCAGGATTGTAATCCCATCCTTTGCCGGGATTGATTTTTCTTATCAGCTTCTCAGCTTCTTTATTTGGCAACCTGGAAGGTTGCGTTATTTTCATTTCTTTTAAGTCATCTTCGTCCAATGGGATAACGGAACATCTGCAGTTATGAACAATGCCAATTTTTGTTAAATAACTCTCATAAATAGGAACTGAGAGGTTGTAAACGATGCCGTTGTATGGTATATTAGATATACTAATTATTTTATTGAGGGAACAATGAGACCTGGCCCAACTGATGAAACTATCAAGAGAATCGAAATGATTGAGGGGATACCCATAAGAGAAGCCCTCGTTAAGCTCTATATTGATGGATTTTTTACTTACAGAAAACTTTGTAAACGATGGAATATTAATGTCAGAACGCTTATGCGTCTTTTTAGATTCTATAACATTGAGCCGAGAAAAGGGAGTGAAGCCGTCAAAACTCAATGGATTAAAAATTTGGAAAGACGAAAGAAAGCATCTGAATTTATGAAAAAGTTTGCTAAAGAGTTGGCTAAGAAAGGAAAGCACGGAAGACTTGGTAAAACCAAAGAGAATAGCGAATCTATTCGACAAATGGCTATAAAACTTAGTGAGATTTCTTCTGCAAGTCGGCAAGAAGTCCGTGAGAAAATGAGTGTTGCCAGGAAATTCTTGCATACGATTAAACCGGAAAAACATATCCAATCTAAATTTAGCCCTACTTATTACAAGCTTATAATTATAGATCATTTGAGAAATCTTGGATATGACATACTTACAAATTATAATGTGCCACCATATTGGATTAATATAATAATACCCAAATTGAAGCTTGGAATTTATTGTATTAGTAATGGCAGGTTCCCTCTTAGTTGGGACAGACATATCCATATCACAGACAGAGGGATTAGATTGATATACATTACAAATAGTTTTATTATTAGAGGGGATTTCCGTGATATTGATAATTACATCAGAGAGCTTGAGATTTTCGGCTCTTATCCACCCTCTAAGTGTAAGGAAACGGTGGTTTGGGGTAGAAGAAATGGTACCATTTTCCGTGATAATCTCAACCAAGTCACCATTGAATTTGTTAGTATGAACAAAATCAACAAAGCCATAATTAAAACCACCAGTTAAGACTTTTTCGCCAATTGTTATATTGTTTATAGATTTCCAACCATTGACTGTTAGCACTTCTGTCTCAGGTGGAAAACAATTCCAATCGTTTGGAGGGTATATTTTATCCCAGATAGGGTCATCGGCACGGAAGACTTTGCCGTGTAATGCACGGTGAGATGGTCTTGTGTTGCTATCCAGCACTGCGTTATACATCCAGTAAGGACGGTCTGAGATATTATCAGTCATTGCTTTATAATGCCCGCTTGCATAAGCAACATCAATGTTTGTGCGGTAGATTGTTTTTAGACGCCAGGGCGAGCCGAGTAATACTTCTTTCTCCGGGTCAACATCTTCTGGTAGTGGAAAACCAGAAGGAACATCTTTAGCTTTAACTTTTCCCCACCATCCTTTTGCTTTTAGAATTGGCTTTAAGTTTTCTTTGAATTGTTGATAAGTTAAACCATTGTCAATCGCTTTCTGAAGTTCGTTTCTGATGTCGCTTAGAATATCAAGTCTCATCGCCTTGGCAACGGTGAAGGCTTTTGTATGGGCTTCTTTCCAGGTATCCTGCCAGTTCCAGCTTATCTTGTATCCTTTGCGTTTGAGATATTGGATAATCTGTTCTGGCTTAAGTCCTATTAAAAGCTTTATGTCAATGTTTTCTGGCATATTTCCTCCATCATCCTTCGACAAGCTCAGGATGACACTGAGTTTCTGCCGGTTATTTCGCTGATGAATAAAAGTTTTGTGAGTAATTCTTCGAGCTGATTCGTACTCATTGCCGGATAAGTTTTAGCAAGTTCTTCCATAATAGTTTCGTAAGTTTCACCATTTTCGATGAGTGATAAAACAGGCTTTAAGGTGCTTTCGATTTGTAGTTGAAGAAGCTTGTCCGGAAGTTGATTGATAATTTCATCGGTTAATTTTTTTTCATCGGGCAAAGCAATCTTTATGCCTACATTGTTCTTTTCTGCAAATTCGGGGTTAACAGGTTTTTCTGTAATATCAAAATCTTCAGGCAATAAATTATAATTTCTGATATAATAATCTTTGGTGAATTTAATGCCTGTATTGACTAATATTTGATCTCTTTCTGCGAGTAGTTTATCAACATCTTCATCTGCATAAAGAATAAATTTTGGTTTATTAATTGAATTGAAATTAACCTGGTAAATTAAATCTATGATTTTATTTATTGCCCTTTCAACAAGTCGTTGGTCGGCTTGTTGAACTTTAGCGAGCATGTCGCCCATTGTTTTTGAAGCTGCATAAGTGCCAGTGTCTTGAACTTCTGTTGTAAGTGTTTGAGTAAGAATTGCTTTGGAAATTTCCGAATTCATAAAGTCCATAAGTTCTTTAAATACTTCAACAGAGCTTGAGCGTTGGGCTTCTTTAATTTCAACACTCGAATCATCCGGGATAACAGCAACAGCATCCTGAATCATATTATCAAGCGAAGTGAGAAGATTATCAATATCAGTTTGAGCAGAACCACGAGGCAGTTTGCCAATCATAAAAGGATTGCCGTATTTCTCCGTGAATGTAATCCAGAATTTTAGCCCACCACGCTTAAAAGTAACAGGCCAGAAGCATCTGCTCAATGCTCTTTCACCATAAGGATTCTGGTAAGTTGGTTTGTGTTGAACTAAGATGAATTTCAGAGGATTAATAATTTCTCCTTCGTTAGTCCCAAGATTGGGATTAAAATTCTTTTTGAGGTTTAGATTATTATATTGGTCAAAGAAGAACCATTCCTGCGGTTTTTCATCAATCCTATCCGGGATTAAATAGTTCCCATCTTTCTTCCAGATGATTTCAAAAACAGTGTAACCAAAAAGCGGAGTATTTAAAATTTGGTCAATGAGGTTTTCGAGATTCAAGTTATTTAAAATTGAGTGGATAAAATCAAATTCGTTTTGTGCTGATTCTTGCTGCTGAAGTTCCCAATTGAGTGAAAGCACACCAGATTTGCGTTGTTGAATGGTTGAGAATAAATGCGGATCAGTCATAAGCTCACGATAGGTTGAGATGTCTTTGCCAATCTTACGCAATATGGGATCCGGGTCTGGCAACATATTCCAGTAAGAAACTATCTTATCGAAGTTTTGCCTGGTTGCAATTTCCTGTGTTAAGTTTTTTTCCATATTATCTCCTCTGCGACTTAGCGACTTTGCGAGAAACAAATTTCACGCAAAGACGCAGAGACGCTAAGTGAAATTTTCTATTAGTTTATAACTTTCTCTTTTAATTTTCGATTTTGCAAATGTTATCCCTGCATTATTTTTAGCCGCATAGCAGCAGAGTGCTAATGCCCAGAATCTGTCTGCGTGTCCGCTTACTTCACTTTGCTGCACATCAAATCTTATGTTATTGCTTGCAGTTGTAATTTTGCGAACGCTGTGTAAGTCTTCTCTTATGTTTTTATCCGGCGGAATAAAAATTTGTCTGTCTTCTACCATTCGTAATAAATTATAGGCAAGTTCTTCTTTTGTTTTGCCTGTAAAGGTAATAGGTTCAACACGATAGCGACCAAACCTATCCTGAGCTTCTTCGGCAAGCTGCATACCGAGACCGGTTGCATCTATGCAGGCACGGCGGAATCCTGGTAAACTTAAGTAAGTGAATAAAATTTCTTTTTGTGATTTAAATGGAGTTCGTTCAAGTTCAATCACTTTACGTGTGAATAAAAACTTTTCGACTTCTTCGGCAATCCAGATAACAGTAAGGTCTTTCTTTCTGCCGATGTCAACACCGACGAAAAGATTTGTTTCACGCAAAGACGCAAAGTCGCTAAGTAAAATTCCATCACGTTCGATTGAAAAGATTTGTTCGTAAGACAGGAATGCTGTTGCTTCGTCAACTGGTGTGCAGCAATATTCTTCGAGCCAGGTTGTGCGGTCAAATGAATTTTCTTCCTGCTCTTGTAGCCAGGCTTCTCTTTCTTCTTTAGTTGTTTTGCGTTTGTAAATTTTATCAACCAATCCTTGTTCTACTGCATCAAAGATTGTAGTTGTATGTAAAGACCAGTTGAGTTTGCCGGATTTAATTGATTCAACAAACTTGTAAAATAAACTTTGTTTGCCTTTGTGGGTCGATAAAATTCGTAATGGAAAACCCCAAGTGATTACGGGTTTAGCTGCTTTCCATAAAGCAACAGCATCATTGTGAAATGCAAATTCATCGAGGACTACTTTACCGCCTTTAGAACGGAATGCTTTAGGATTAGAAGAAAGAGCGTTAATTCTTCTGCCGTTAGTAAATTCAATTGTAAAAGTCTTTATTGATTTGTCAGATTCAAGGACTTGTTCGCCTAAGTCTCTTGCCCCTTTGTCAAACAGTTTAGCCCATTGAGCACAGTAAAGGATATATTCTTTTGCCGCAGATTCATCTGCAGAAGAAAACCATACGGCAGGAACATTGCCAAGCACAACATCGTTGACATCTTCAAACGCCTGAACATAAGTTGCACCGATTCGCCTGGATTTTTTCCAAACCTTTATCTGACCGGTGTCATTTAGCCAATCTATTTGATAAGGCAGAAAATAAGATTGATTATCGATTTCAGAAGTTGGCTGAGTATTTAATTTTTTTTTAACCAA